TCTTTTGGGGCTTGCAGCTTCATAAATATCTGGGCTATCTCCTGGGTCGCAGCCTGGATAATACGGGTAGTCAATACCTTGGTAGGTAACTGACAGCCTGTATTCTCTTTGACTAGATCCACTATCTGCTCAAGTCTAGGTCTATAAGACTTCCAGAAACAATTGTCAATTGCGTCTATTAAACTTTGATGTTGAGTAGAATCGAAAGCGCTTCCATCTATGGAAAAAGAAGTGAGATTTTCTAGAATATCAATTCTCGTGATGTTCCTGAATATTCTCTTCTTCAATTTCTTGCTGTTAAGGGCATGAGCAAACTCACCTAAACACTTTAAATCTTTGAAGATATAGTGTTGGATATAGGTAAGTAAACCACACCAAGGATCGGAGGGGTTCACATAAAATCTATAGCGATCGCTTCTTCCTGTGAGGAATCCATCTTCAACTCTCAAGTCGGAAGAGAAGTTAACTTCTCCGGACTTTATTGTAGCTTTATATGGACCCTATAATGGCATTGAGCCGCTGAGCTGCTTTTTGATGACCGTTAAATAACGGAGTCTCTTATTAGCAGTCCAACCTTCCTTGTTCCTTACCCAGTCTTCCAATGGCTTGAATTTCACGGGCTGCAACATCATATCTTTCACCAGTTTTTTGATAAAGCGGGAAGCAAAATCAGTGAACTTGGTTATGATGTCGGTGTCAGGGGAGACGCCACAGGACAAATGACGGCCAATGAATCCCCATATCATACCGATATCGCTCTTAGAATCCCATTCGTATTCGACGACTTTTTTGGTATTGCGGAAGACTTCAAAACCAGAAGGGGTATACTGACTTCCAGTCAACTATCTAACGACAGGAATGGAAGTATTGTACACGCCTTTCAGCCAATCAATTTTCTTTGGTAACAAAGGATCGTGGTTAACACAGGAGTTTTTCAGAGCGATGTCCCAAGCACTAGTATCCAACTTCTTGTTGAAATAGTAGTCCACAGGTTCGCGGTATGGTAATGGGAGAGTCTTGACGTATGCCAACAGTTTCTTCCTTATCTGCTTCATTTAGAGAGATTTCTTAGTCTCAGTAAACAAATTAAGGATAATGTCGTTGATATGACGGTTCACTTCGCTGCAAGTAGAATCCAACATTAGTTTGGAAGTACTCGCTTTTGAAAGCCCGTTTATCAATTCGAATTTATCACGCAGAACGTCGCGCACTACCTTTCTTATAGTCTTGGTCTCTCCAATTTCTAGCCAATTCAGCGAGACACTAGACCCATAAATTCTTTTAAGGGTAGTGTTCAACATCATTAGATAGTCAAGGTCTGAACTGAGAGTTCTATAACCTTTATTGAAA